TCTGACAACAGTGATACCCCACTACTATCAGGTTTCGCGGAATTTGGGGGGTCACCTTCTGATAACAGCGACCTTGAGATGCGGAAAGTTTCTTCTCCAGAACTGATACAAAGAGATGTAAGTGAGATACAAAACCTACCTGTTTTCGGCTACAAGATGAAGACTGTAGTGGAAACAGATGATGACGGTAAAGACGTTCTCATGGAAGTGCCAGTGGTTCAGACCCAGCAATCTTCTTTACGCCAGTGCGATACTTGCTTTGTCGCCGCCAACTGTCCCGCCTTCAAACCTCAAAATACCTGTGCCTTCAACCTTCCTATAGAGGTAAAGACTAAAGACCAACTGAAGGCATTGATGACTTCAATGATTGAAATGCAGGGTCAAAGAGTTGCTTTTATGCGTTTTGCTGAGGAAATGAACGGTGGCTACGCAGACCCTAACGTCTCTCAAGAAGTTGACCGTCTTATCAAGATGGTTAAAGAAGTTAATGACATGGCATCAGATAAAGAGTTTGTTCAGATTACCGCCAGCCGCCAATCATCAGGTGGAGTTCTTTCATCCATCTTTGGTGACCGTGCTCAAGCACTTAGAGAACTGCCAGAAGCCCTGAAGGAAGAGACTGTAACTAAGATTATCCAATCGTCTATAGAAGATTGATTATCTGATAATAGCAATTCATAGGTGTTGAACCAGGGTTCACCCTGCCATGAGTATTTTGTTGGTCAACAAAGTTAACAAGTGCATGATAGGTTCTCCTACGCAACAATAGGCTCCCCGATAGATGGGGTATTTGAGCAAACATAGAAATGGTGGTATGTCAATGGGGTTATTCTCATTTGAACTTCAAAAGGAATTCGTAGAGGGATACAAGGACAAGAAGGCTCCGTTTGGGTACAGGGATGCCGCTGGAAACTCAGTGGGCGAAATCACTTTCTTGCGTACCTATTCACGTTTGAAGGCAGATGGTACTAAGGAGACTTGGGTAGATGTATGTGAGCGTGTTATCAACGGCATGTATTCCCTACAGAAAGACCACGCCAAAAGACAGCGCTTACCTTGGTCTGATGCCAAGGCAGCAGCCTCGGCTAAAGAAGCATTTGACCGTCTCTTCAACTTGAAGTGGACTCCACCAGGTCGTGGACTATGGGTAATGGGTACCCCACTAGTAAATGAGCAGCGCAACTCGGCAGCCTTGCAGAACTGTGCTTTTGTTTCAACAGGAGCGATGGTCAAGACCGACCCAGCAAAACCGTTTGCCTTCCTCATGGAAGCCTCAATGCTCGGAGTGGGCGTTGGCTTTGATGATAAGGGCGCAGAAAAGGACTTCACAATATATGAACCAAAAGAAACCTATGAGTATAAAATCCCTGACACCAGAGAAGGATGGGTTGAGTCAGTCTCTGCCCTCATCAATGCCTACCTCAAATCAGATACGAAGGCTCCAGTATTTGATTACCAAGAAATCCGCCCAGCAGGTGCGCCAATCAAAACTTTTGGCGGAACCGCAGCAGGACACGAACCTCTCCTAAGACTCCACAACCACATCACCAAGATGTTTGCTGGTCGTGCAGGTCAGAAGTTAACCAAGATTGACATTGCTGATATTGGCAACATGATTGGTGTCTGTGTTGTATCAGGGAACGTTCGTCGTTCAGCAGAACTTCTTATTGGTCAGATTGACGACGAGAACTTCTTAAACCTTAAAAACCCAGAGGTATACCCAGAGCGTAACTCTTACGACCCTGAGAATCCAGGCTGGGCTTGGATGTCTAACAACTCTGTGGAAGCAAAGGTTGGCTCAGACTTTTCAAAGATTATTGACGGCATTGTCCGTAACGGCGAACCAGGCGTTGTGTGGATGGATGTATCACGCAAGTATGGTCGTCTTATTGACCCACCTAACAACAAAGATTGGCGAATCGCTGGCTACAACCCTTGTGCAGAACAGTCACTTGAGTCTTATGAGTGTTGCACACTTGTTGAAACCTATTTGAATCGCCACACAGACCTTGATGACTTCAAAAGAACATTAAAGTTTGCTTATCTTTATGCCAAGACTGTAACTCTCTTGCCTACTCACTGGGAAGAAACCAATGCAATCATGCAACGCAACCGCCGTATTGGAACTTCAATCTCTGGCATTGCGAACTTTGCAGATAACAATGGTTGGACTGTGCTTCGTGATTGGCTTAACAGCGGCTATGAAGTTGTAAAGAAGTATGACGAGTCTTACTCAGAGTGGCTTGGCATCCGTCAGTCCATAAAGATGACTACGGTCAAACCATCAGGAACAGTTTCAATCTTAGCGGGAGAATCTCCTGGAGTTCACTGGGCATCAGGCGGTAAGTTCTTTAACAGAGCAATTCGCTTTGCAAACAGTGACCCAATGCTTCCGCTATTTAAGATGGCAAACTACAGAGTAGAACCAGCCTCTGAATCTCCAGAAACAACTTCAGTAGTATTCTTTCCAATCCAAACTAATGCTAAGAGAGCGGAAAAAGAAGTCTCAGTTCACGAGAAAGTTTCTTTAGCAGTGGTTGTGCAGCGATACTGGTCGGATAACTCCGTATCAGTAACAGTTACCTTTGACCCTGAGAAAGAAGCAGAAGCAATCCCCTCTATCTTGCACATGCACGACGGTCAGTTAAAGACGATTAGTTTCTTGCCTATGGGCAACATGACTTATCCACAAATGCCATATACACAGATTACTCAAGAAGAATATGAAGCAGCAACTATGTCTTTGTTCCCGATTGACTTGTCAGGTGTCTACGCTGGTATGGCAAGTGACGCTATTGGTGAGGCTTACTGCACCACGGACGCTTGTGAAGTTAAGTTGATTAAAGACAATCAGTAATTGCTAAAGAAGAAAGCCCCTAACCGTAATGGCTAGGGGCTTTCTTTATGCGCCTGCTTTTGCTATGGCTTCTTGCTTTGGCTACGACTTGTGCTGAGAAGGGAACTTTGCTAACCAACGCTTTACTACGTCAGTATGCAATCCCTTCCATGCGCTCCAGTCTTTACCACCATTGCTCATGTGATAAGCAATTTTGGCATTGACCACAGGGTTGAACAGTTCGGCATTTGAAACCAAATTGAACTTATCTCGTCTATCTGACCCCAATGAACCAAGCATATTTACTTGGAATAGACCGTAGGAGTTATCCCCAGTCTTACGATTACCGTTGTGCGATAGCGGATTACCATGTGATTCTTTCTTAGCGATAGCCCATGCTTCTTTAAGGTCTTGACCTTTGAAACCGACTGCACTGAGCAGTTCAATCAACTGTTTGTCGTTGAGGCTATCGGCGTTCGCATACTTGGCAAGTGTGCGAACCTGCAATGTTTGTTTAACAGTTATTGCTTCTGCTTTTGTTGGGGCTACGGCTGGCGTTGCTACGCCTACCATAATCCCTGCTACAAGAGGGGCTAGTGAAATAGTTCCAATAGCCACTTTTAGTTTCTTTGTTAGGTTCATAATCACTCCAAATAGTCATTAACAACCTCGGCTGCCTTTGACTGCTGGTGACGGATACGGTGCAGATACCTCTCCGTCGTTGTAATTGACTGGTGACCTAGCCTCTCTTTAACCTCATGCACATCCACCCCGTTCTTTAGCAACTGGGTAGCGTTTGCGTGTCTAAGGTCGTGAGTGGTGGGATACCAACCAATTCCTGACTGTTCTATGGCTTCGTTCCAAATGGCTCGCCACTTGTCACGGGGTAGATGACCTTCGCTTTTGCTATCGCTTCTGCTATTGCTTCTGCTATCGCTTTTGCTATGGCTTTCTACTTCTGCCTTCGCTTTGTCCTTCCTATAGTGATTGCGGTATTCCTTGACCGCTTGTTTGCATTGACTACACCTACAGCCCCCTACATTGTAGGAGTAAGGTGTTCCATGTTGAAATGTTCTGCTTTCAACTTTGTATTTAGTTGTACCCTTGCTTTCGCTAGGGCTTCCTAGTTTACATGACTTCTCTATAAGGCTCTTTGAGAAGACAAGGCTATCTTTTACTAGTGCTTTGGCTTTGACAAATGCTTTTACCTCTGCTATGAGGCTCTCGCTCAGCACTACGGTGCGCTTATTGCCGTTTTTTGTGGCGTCCACGACCATGAACCTTCTCCCCTCGGAACTCCATCTGTACCCTATATCACTTACAGTTCTACGAATATAGACTTCTTTTGAGGCAAAGTTAAAGTCTTTAACCCTGAGTTCTGTTGCTTCTCCAAAACGGCAGCCAGAACCAATGAGAAATCTGGCAAAAAGAACTGCCCCGTCTGTGGGTAACTTCTTTAGAACCTTGTGAAAGTCTTTAGGCTCTAGCGTGTAGGTTGGGTCGGGCTTGGGTACTTGGACTTTGATACGGTGGGTTGGGTTGGTTGGGATTACCTCATCATCAACGGCTAGTCTGAATAGATAACCTAGTGCCGTTTTGAGGTGGGAGATAGTGCTTTGGCTAACCCCTTGTGATTGCAGGGTTTCCAGCAGGGTCTTTATGTCTTTCTTTTGTATTGACGATATGCGCTTAGTACCTAAAGAGGGTTGGGCATACTTCTTTAGCAGGGTGATATATGTCTTGCGTGTGATAACCCGTAGGTCATTTCGCTTCGTAAGTTGTTCAAGGTAAGTGTTAAAGGTTTGTTGAAATTCGGGCAGAGTTTGGAACTCTCCTGCTTCGGCTAGTAACGCCGATTGAAGTGCCTTAGCCCTAGAGTTGAAAGTGCCTACTGACTTTGCTTTGCCGTCTATGCGGTAGTAGGCGGTATATCTTTTGTTGCGTTCAATGACATAAGCCATTAGTTACCCCCCAGTAATGTGATGTGGGTCACACTATCAGACTCGGTACTGGGGGTCAAAATAGAACAAAAAAAGGGGGTGAATTGCCTTGCCTTTCGGCTTGGCAATCCACCCCCTAGAGTGCTAACTGTTGGTCTAAAGAAGTCTGTCAAACTTCTTTAGTTCTTAACTTACTTGGCGAGAAGATTAACTCGCAATAATGAGTCACCCTTCTTTAGGTTGCATAGTCCATGAGCAGGTCTAATGTTGCCTAACTTATCGTGACCACCTTTGATTAAAGGAATTAGGTGGTCTAAGTGCAAGCCCATTGTTTTATGCCCTGTGCGAGGTAGTGATAGGTCAATATCAGTACCGCAAACCCAACACGCTACGCCGTAATGGTCAATAACTTGTTGCAGGTTATATGCGTGGTGACCGACTCCGTATTTTCTTGCTCGCCTTGCTCGGTCATGATTAGCGTACTTCTCCTTGTTGTGGAGATAGTTAAAGTGGTCACCAACTTTTTTCTTGCGTGGGTGTTTATCTTTCCACTCCTGACTTCTTTTGCGAGCCTTATCTTGTAAGTCGGGGCGGTTAGCATAACGCTCATTTCTTTGTTCTTTAGTTGGTGTTTTACCAGCGAGAGTTCTTTTGCTGACACTCTCTCGGTTGATACGGCGATACCACTCAGGGTTCTCTGAACGGTACTGCGCTGTTTTCTTGCGAGTGTATTCTCGCGAGGCTTCAACGCATGGTTGGCAAGGCGTTTCTCCTATTGACTTGTGCCGTCTATAAGAGGCGCGAGTACCGCAAGGGCTAAGTTCTTTAGCCATTGACTTGCTTCTCTACGCAATTAAAGCAGAACCACATAACAACTTCTTTATTGCCTTGTATATCTTTGCCATTGGCTCTAACTCCTTCTTGGTTACAACTATCACATAACCATAGTTCATCACTAGCAGTTAGTTTTCGTGCAGTTACATATCCCATTTAACTTCCCTTCTCTATGATTGCAAGTGCTTCTTGGAACGCCTCTGACTTTGCTTTGTGGTAACTAATTGTTCCCTGCTTGAACACTCTCCCCATGCGTTCCATTTTTTGGTGGTGTTCTACTCTTTCAAGTAGTTTTCTTTTTAATACTTCCATTATTCTTTATCCTTATCTATAACTTCTTTAACTAAGGCATAAGTGTTAGCGCATAGATAGCAAACCTTCTCTGTTGGTACTCCCAACACAAAAGCGTCTGTTCCTGACCATACAACTTCTTTTGAGTCGCATACTTTGCAGTTCATTTGTTTCCCTCTTTCTTTTGCATTTGCAAAATCTTTATGACTTTGCGTAGGTCGTTGTTCTGTCTTACTAATTGACCATACTTTACAATACTTAGTATGATTACAAAACTAGCACCAAGTAGTGCTATGAGTATTGCTATTACATCAGTTAGTAGTAGTTGCATTTGTATTTCTCCTTTTGTTTTGGGCTTGGCTTGTTAGGTGGTACTTACTGCATATCGGGCATTTGTAACTTGAACATGGCTTCTTGCGTGACGATAGCCAATTTGTTTTCCATATTTTATTTAAGGCTCTCTCTGCACTCGTCTGTGAGTTGAAAGCCTTTTTTTCCTCGCACCGCATTGTCTATCCTTCCCATAGTTGTTGTTCATTTTTGTTGTCTTGTATATCGTTTCGTACTTCATGCTTGCATGAGTTCATTGTTCTATGCTTCTTTGACTTCACTTCATACTCTTTTGTTTGCTCATTAAGAACACTCCAAAACCAATTATGAAATTCGTCTTTACCTATGAGGTATTTATCGTCATGCGTTAGATAGCAACTCTTTGCTGTCGGGTGTTTCTTTAGCGATAGATTGAACCTCATCTGCTTCTCCTTCCCATAGTTCTTTATCTATTGTTAGTAGTTCTGTTTCACACTCAACGCATAGGTCTTGTGGCTCACCGTCACACTCAAACTGCTCATGGCATTGGTCGCATGAGTGGTGGTAGTTGTCACCGTAATACTCCCGATAGATTTCGCAAGGCGTTCCTTTCTCAAAAGAACCTTGCAATACAACTTCGGGAATACCTTTGCGATAGATATAAGTTCCGTAGAACG